TCTGAAAGATTGTTGCCAATCGCTAACGCGCCAATCGTTGCGGGTTTTGCATCCACGTAGGCTTTTATCGATTGTTGTGATGCTACTTTTGTAGCCGAATTTGATGCGAGATTGTCTTCATCTAAAAATGCAGAACCGCTAACCGCTGTGTCCAAAACAGCAGAGGTTAACGTTTTATTCGTCAGAGTTTCAGACCCCGCCAACGAAGCTAAATTTGCATTTGAAACAGCAGTGTTAAATTCAGCAAGAGTGCCTGTCACAGTATTAGCATTTAAGTTCAGACTTTTATTGCTTAATGTCTCTGTTGCAGATTTTAATGAATCCGCATACGCTTTGATTGATTGTTGTGTAGCTAATTTTGTTGCACTATTAGATGCTAAATTATCTTCGTCTAAAACTGCGGAACCGGATACACCTGTGTTTAATACAGGAGAGGTAATTGTTTTATTAGTTAGAGTTTCGCTTGTTGATTTTAATCCATCTGCGTAGGCTTTTATCGATTGCTGAGTAGCCAGCTTAGAGTTACTATTAGAACTCATCGTGTCCTCATCGAGTACAGCAGTACCTGAGACACTAGTGTTAATGACGGGGTTGATTAAGGTGTGGCCTGTTGTGGTGCCTGATGTAGTATCTACCTTAGAGTTAACAGCAGTCTGAAGTGCCGTGAACTCCGTAGCCATATCATCTCCACTGATGATCTTCTCAGGGTCTGAAGTAGCTAAAGCATCCTTACCTGACCACGATACTTGTACTGTGTAATTAGACATATGGTGTTTCCTACTAAGATGTTATTATTATGCGGATATGATTCTACGTTCAATTAACCAAGCGGTCTTAGCTTGCTTAGGAGTCTGAGGTTTCTTCTTTGGGAACTTCTTAACTACTGATTTAGTGTTATGTTTTTTCATAGTCCAAACATCCCTCCTAAGGCACCCTTCTCACGTCGCTTAACTAGCTCATTTAATTTAATCTTCTCACCTTCAGCGACAGGCTTAATGTCATCTTGTTTAAGTAGACGATCTAGCATGTCTTCAAGTGTGTAAGAGTCTTCATCAAAGTCTCCTGTCTGCTCTCCGAAGTTAAGGGAATTTTGCTCAATAAACTCCGCTAGTTTCTCTGGTGAACCTACTGGATTGTCCTTCTTAAAGACTTGCTCAAGCATTCTCTGATATGCTGAGGTGATCTTATTCTTTATATGCTCTAAGTCTAAAGAGTCTGAAGTATCCTCTAAAGCGTCCTGCATGGTGATCATTGTATTATTTCCTTAGTATACCATATTATACGTAAAAAGTCAATAGTCTTCTTTATTCTTTAGTTCTAATACCGTTACCTTGGGTCTCATGTCTCTTTACCCATTTACTGTGTGCTGAAGTAAAGTCAGGATTAGAACCATCTAGGTGGATGTTTGAAGCTGAGGAGACTCCCTGAGAAGTCCCCTCGCCACAAACGTTACAAAGGCCCATGTCTTCCCGCTCAGACAAGAACCTAAATTCCTCTTGAGCATTGTTGCATTTTTTACATACATAGTTATACATGGGCATTTATAGTTCTCCTAGTTAGGCTGCTGGTACTGCGAATGCGATACCGGACGTGTCACGTAACTCACCAACACCGTAGATGGTGTCAGAAGTGAAGAGATCGCCTAAGTACTCTTGCTTGTACTGAGTCTGTGAACGAACACCCATTTGCTCGACAAGAGCTAGAGCATCTTTCTGCAACATCAATCCGATGCGTACAGATACAGAGTTAGTCGTGGTTACAGTTGGGCAGTTGCTTGAGATGTAAACATCCATTCCGTAGATGGAACCGATCTTGCCTGTCTTGATTGCATTGCCATCACCGATGAACTGTTGCTCAGTGAAACGGTTAATTCCAAGCATGTCATTCATTGCGACAGGTGGAACAACCAAAGCACGATCACTCATAGGTACGTCAGCATTATCCAAAGCTAGGATCATACCACGGATACCAGCGTCCGTGATGTCAGAAGCGTTAGAAGTACCACCAACAAAGTCTGTAGTACCATCACCACCAATGACTGCTTTCTCCCACAATGATGTACCGGTGCCGCCAACTACGCCACCCTGTAAGCCCTCTGCAAGCGAGAATAGATCGTTGTCTACTTGAGTTGCCAAAGCGTACCCGGCATCATCAGTATAGAAACGACGCATAGATGCCAATCCCTGTACTTCAACCAAGTCTTCGATGACTACGGAGTATTCATAGTGCTTGTTGATGCTTACGTTAACGACTGAGTGTGTGTCACCCTGTAGAACGACTTGAGTGTTTGCAGCTTTTACGTTAGCTGATCCACGGACAGGAGCGGGGATGTGAATCGTATCGCCCTTCTTGCCATTGTGGTTGATTTTAGTAACCAAGTTACCTAGGACAAGATTGCTCTTGTATCCTGCAATAACTTCGTCTGACCACAATTCGGGAATGAAATTCGCCGCCGTTGTGATTGTTTGACCTGCTGTGCCTAAAGCCATAATTTAACTTCCTTTGTTTGTTTGGGTTATTTAACCCTGCCGTCTGCGTATGCAGAAAGTATTTCGTCTTGAAGTGACTCATACCTTGCAGGGTCTTGTGTGCGGAGTCTGATTAGATCAGCCCTACGGTATGTCTTCTTACCTGCTGTGGATTCTGAAGAAGTCCTTGATACACTCTTACCGTTCTTTAGTGCTTCAGTACGCTTGGTCTCTTTCCCTGCTTCAGCTACTGCTGTATTGGATAGTAGTGCACGTTCTTTCCAATTGCCTAGTAACTCATTAGCTGAGTTGAGATCATAGTTATGTGCGGACACGTAAAGTTGGGAGCGTATGGGACTTTCCTTTACCCACTCCTGAAACTTGGGGTCACCTATGACATCAAGATAATCAGGATGCGCTGCTTCAAGTTTCTGAGTTGTAGCATTAGCTGCTTGAACTACTTGCTGCTCTTTGAACTCACGGAACTGAGGATGATTCTCGATAGCATTGTTAACCGCTTGATCTGGGTTATCAAAGAAATCTACTTCATCTTCCTGTGGCGCGTCTGTTCCGCTTTGATTAGTGGTAAGTTGTTGTTGTAGGATACCGTCCGTTAGTTTCCTCAACTCGCCTATTTCTTGGCCTTTGCGACCTAGTTCTTTCTCTAGGTTCTCGTATGAGGTAACAATGTCCCTAGTTGATTTACCATTAAATTTAGAGGGAAGCTCATATTCTTCCTCTACTATTTCAGCTTCAATGGGTTGTTCCTCTGGGGGAGCCTCATTAATGTCTGTGAACTCTTTGGCTTCTTCTGGGGTTTCTTGTACCGCTTCAACAACTACACTACTCATATGACTGTTCTCCGTCTGTAAAGATTAAGGAGTTAAAATTATGTTAGAGTCAGACCTCATGATCCAATTGTTCTAACGCGAACTTAGTTGTATCCTCTAGATTTATCATCATGTTAAGGATACCTACTGCCCCTTTATTCGTAAAGAGGGTCTTCTCGTCGTCTATGTTCCTTATGTTCTCAAGTGACTCAGCCATTACAGTTAATTCTTTTAACCATAATGTCCAAGATTCACTCATGAATAAGTCTAGACGTTTCTCTAATATTTCTCTATCGTTCATCGTTTGATAGGTTTATTCTGTTTTTTATTACTACCAAATACTTTAGATAATTGGTTCTGTACTGTCACAGAGAGGGCATCCCAAGATTTAGCATCTCTAGCAAAATCAGAAGCCGCAACTTCCATACGTACTTTAGTTCCTAAACTTCCCCATTTGATTTTTTCTGCCATTATGTATCTCCTAGTTACCTTTAGTTGGTTTTGTCATCTTCCCTGCGCTTTCGCTCTAGCCGTAGTTAGGTTAAGGATAGTTTCAGACTGAAGATGCTCTACTTCAGGGATGTTACGCTGTGTCTCTGATTGAATGTTCTGTGCAGTGGCACGTAGGTTATCAATCTTAGCCATCTTCTCTGCGAACTCCATCTGTGTCTTGACCATCTCTTTCTCTGATTGACCATCCATCATGTCACTCTGTATCTTAGCTGACTTAGCCATATCGAGAGTAGCACCGGCCTTCATCTCTTCTATTTCAATCTGTAACTTCATTAGTTCTAGCTGCTGAACCATCTGCTTGAGCTTCTGCTCTTCAGGATTAGGCTGGTTCATCTGCATGATTGCTTGTTTCATCTCATCACGGTTAGACATAGAACTATTCTCAAAGATACCTAAGAGCATAAGGTTAAATGCTGGAGTGCCTTGTTGTGTCATAGACAATAACTGTATCATCTGTGTCATCTCTAGCTCTTTAGCCATAATGCCCATGCTTGAGTACGATACGAACCTGTAGTCACCCGTTGGGTACCGTTGTGGGTCAAACTGAATGTATCTCCAAGCACACTTCTTGATCATAGGCATCAGGAAGTTCTCAGAGAAGTTCATTATGGTACGCTTCTGACGCTTAATACTAGCCGCCATCATCATACTCATACCTGAAGCTGTACCATTACGTGGATTAGCTGCGGATGAAGTCTGAGAGTCAATTGCCCCAGTACCCATCTGTACCATACGCTCTAGCTCTGATGCTTCAGTGAATGAACTGTTTGCTAAGGACCCAAAGTTAAGGGGCATTAGTACAGACTTAGGATCACCGTTAGTTAGGATAGTCTTACCGGCTTTAACTTCAAACTTAACGCCCCTAGGAAGCCTCGTAGCGTCCACTCCCATCATTGGGTGGGTAGTAAGTGCCAAAGTATCAATCCGCGCACGTAGCTCGGCATCTAGGGCCTTCTGTGGGTTATAACCTTTCTCGGCTATCCCTCTACCCCAGAACTTATTAGGTACCCGGTCTAATTGGAAGGCTACGAATGGACGATCACCCATCAAATAGGGATTCTCTACTGCGCGTAGGACCACAGAGTCATTGGCTATGATAACCACGGCCTCAACTAGTTCATCATCATCATAATCGAACACATCACCAGCACTTGTCTTACCGGATAGGAACTTCTTAGGTACTCTTCCCCAATATTCAGTGATTTTTACTCTATCATCGTCAGTAGATACACTGTCATTCTCTATGTCAAAGCCAAAGTCCGCTTTATCGTAGGACCCAAGTGGTTTATCGTCGTAGATACCGTCTTTGATACCCTCAATAATCTCATACTTAGGCTTAATTACGATCTGTGCAACACCTAGGGCCTCATCTATGCTAGTTGCAGTGGGATCAATGACAAATTCTTGTGGAGTTAAGGGTGCAATACGTACAGTTACGTTATCTTCTTCGTAGACTACAGTGTCTACAGTCAATGTGTCTGGGATTGCAGTCTCTTTGAGTGACTTAGTAGTACCTTCGTCTACACTGATCTTAGCTATGCCTGTACCGTAGATAGCTGCGTTAAGTAAGCACTCAACAATTGCATCTTTAGCCTTAGCACGCTGTAAGTCTTCCTGTAGGTTAGTGCGGACTACCTTAACGTCGGTAGGGTCTTGATCAGCTACGTCATCACGTAAGTCAAACCACTTCTCTTGACCGAATACAGCTTCCTCTAGCTCCGCTACAGTGGACTCAATGGCCTGCTGTGTAGCTGGAGAGATAAGCCGGGAATTCTCTGACTCACGGGTCTTGTCTTGAGCAGACCAGATACCACGCCAGATACGATAGTACTCATCCCATGAGGTACGGTAGTTACTATTGCGGTGGTCTTCCCACTTCTCAACACGATCAATTACCCAAGAGCTAAGTACAGCTTGAGGATCGTTATACGCTAGGTCTTTATTGTCAGCCATGTGTATTATT